TGAGATGTTAAAAATAACAGATCGAGCAATTGTAAATGCCTATGTCATTAAAAGTGGTAAATCAGAAGAAGAACTACTTAACATGATGGCTGAAGAAACTTGGATGGGTCCGCAACAAGCATTAGAAAACAATTTCGCGGATGAAATCATGTTTATGGAGAATCCAGTTAAAATGACAGCTTCAACGGCTACTGCTGCCATGCTTCCGCAGAAAGTAATCGATGGCTTTAGAAATGGAACCATGAACAAAGGTCAAGGAATTACAAAAGAAGATTTAAATGCAGCATTATCAGGATTAAAAAATGAAATCCTGAATGATTTACAAAACAATATAGAAGAACAACCAAAGGAGCCGAATCCTAAACCTGTAAAAAACAGTGGGATTAAAGGGCTCCTTTTAAAATTATAAAAAACGGGGAAACACATAATGGTTATTAAATTTAATAAATCTGAAGCATTTAATAAGGCAAAAGCAAAATTGACGGATACTTTAACTAACGCGGAAAGTACAGAACAAGAACAAACGTCAGCGTTTGAAGGTTTCTTTGATGCACTACAAACAGATGTAGCAAATACAGTTCGTGAACAAGTAAATAACGATATGCTTGATCGTTCCATTTTACAGCAACGTGGTCAAAATGTTTTAACTTCAGCAGAAACAAAATTCTTTAATGCAGTTGTAAAAGAAGGTGGATTTACAGATGGCTCAATCCTTCCTGTAACGACTCAAGAGCGTGTGTTTGAAGATTTAGTTACAGAACATCCCTTATTAGCTGAAATTGGTTTGCAAGACTTAGGAGCAGTTACGAAGTTTATTTACTCTGATGCAACGAAGGCGTATGTATGGGGCGAATTATTCGGGGAAATCCGTGGACAAATTGATGCCATCTTCAAACAAAGAAAAAATTGGCCAACTTAAATTAACTGCATTTGCAGCAATTCCGAATGATATGAAGGAACTTGGACCGGAGTGGATTGAACGTTACGTTCGAACTGTTTTAGTAGAAACATATTCTGTCGGTCTAGAATTTGGTTTTATTAATGGCGGCGGATCCGTAGCGCACCAACCAGTTGGTTTAATGAAAGATGTAAATCCAGAAACAGGCGCTGTTACTGATAAAAAATCTTCTGGTAAATTAACATTTGCTCCGTCTGATAAAGGAGAGATTGTAGCAGGTGAGCTTTATGAAGTAGTAAAGGCTTTATCTGTTGATGCAAAAGGGAAATCCAGAAAAGTATTAAATAAAATTGTAATGGTAGTGAACCCGATTGATGCGATTGGCGTACAAGCACGTAATACAATCCAGACCGCAACAGGTCAATGGGTAATGGCATTGCCTTATAACATTAAACCTGTCGAGTGTGAGGAGGTTCCTGTTGGTAAAGCATTATTCTTTGTAAAAGGACAATATATTGCTGCAATCGCAGGTGGATACAAGCTAAAAGAATTTGATCAAACATTAGCTTTCGAAGATGCTACTCTTTATACAATTAAACAATTTGCTAACGGGAAACCGAAAGATAATAAAGCGGCTCTTGTTTACGATTTAGAAATTTCATTTACAGCACCTACAGAAACAAAAACTAAATAAAGGGTGAAATGAATGAGAAGCGCAACAATTTCAGATGAAATATTGCAAGAATTTAAAGATAGGATGCACTTAGGGGATGAGGAAGATGATAGCCTAAAGCGCATCCTTTCTACGTCTAACAAGGCATTACTTAGGGTTTGTGGGAATTATGATTTAAATAAAGACGAGGAGTTCAAAGAATTAGTCTTTGAACGTTCTCGTTATGTTTATAACGATGCATTAGAGTATTTTGACAAGAATTTTTTAAGTCAGATTAATAGTTTAGGTATCGATAAAGCATTAGAAGAAATTAAATTGGACGGTGATTAATATGCGTCCTTTTCAGTATAAAAAACCACTGAATACAGGTGATTGTAGAAATCGAATTATCATTGAACAACCTGAAGTAATAAAAGATGAATTAAATCAAGAAGTTGAAACAGGTAATTGGCAAGAAGTTAAAAGAGCATGGGCAATGATAAAAACGATAAAAGGTTCGGAGTACATTGAAGCTTCAGCATCACAATCTACACGAATTTATCGGTTTGTGATGCCTTATACAACAGGTATTACAGAATTAATGCGAATCAATATGAAAGGTCGTATCTTTGATATTATCGAACCGCCAATGAATGATGATGAAATGTATCAAACATTGACTATTATCGCAAAGGAGCATGTTTAATATGAACGATTTTGCGAGCGATCTTGCTAGAGAATTACAAAGGTATGCAAATGTTGTGGAAGAAGGATTGTTGACCGCACAAGAAGAAGTGGCTGATGTTGCTGTAGACAAATTAAAGCAAAATAGTCCTAAAAAAACAGGTGCTTATCGTAAAGGATGGCGTAAGAAAAAAGTTGATAAAGCCGTTGTTATCCATAATACAAAAGGACAATTAACGCATCTTTTAGAAAATGGCCATGCGAAAGCTGGTGGTGGACGAGTACCGGAGAAAGTGCATATTCGTCCCGTGGAAGAGTATGTAATTGATGAATTACCAAAACGTGTTGAGAGGGCAATTGAATCATGACATTAGGAGAATTTTTAAAAATTCTTGAAGCTACAGGCTATCCTGTGGCTTATTCGCATTTCACAGCAACACCTGGTAATCCAGTTCCGGAGCCGCCTTATATCTGTTTTCTTGTGGATGGTTCAGCAAATTTAATGGCTGATAACAAGGTCTATCACAAGATAAATGATGTAAATATCGAACTTTATACCACAAAAAAGGACTTGGTTGCAGAAGCCAAGTTGGAAAAGGTCCTAGACGATCATGAAATACCTTATGACTCGTATGGGATTTTTATTGAATCTGAGAAATTATTTCAAAAAACATATGAAACGAGGTTGTTGTAAATGAATGAAAACAAGGTAACATTCGGTTTGAAAAATGTACATTACGTGCCATTTGATATTAAAGATTTCTTAGTTACATTTGGGACACCAATTCCATTACCTGGTGGAGTTGAACTAACATTTGAGCCACGCGGTGATTTAATTGAATTCTATGCAGATGACATGCTTTATTACGCGGCAAGTAATAATCAGGGTTACGACGGAACATTAAGTATTGCTACTATCCCAGAAAAATTTGCTATTGATGCACTCGGTGAAGAATTAGACGAAACGGATGGTGTATTAAATGAATTGGCTGATGCAAAAGGAAAACCATTCGCTTTATTATTTGAGTTTGATGGTGACGTGAATGCAACTCGACATGTTATGTATAACTGTTCAGCAAGTCGTCCAACACTTGCATCTAAAACAAAAACAAGTTCGGCTGAACCAAATACAAATGAACTGAAGTTTGTTTCTAGCCCAATTGTTTTAGTACCTGGTGGAAGACCAATGGTTAAAACGAAAACGACTGCTAAAACAACACAAGCAATTTATAACGACTGGTACAAAAAAGTATATGTAAAAACACCAGCAGCACCAAAAGGAGCGTAATAGTAAATGGAAAAGACAATTACAATAGATGGAAAACAAGTCCGATTAAAAAGTACAGCAGCTACTGTTAAACGATATAAAGCGCAATTCAGACGTGATTTATTTGCTGATATGTTTAAGTTAGGGATTTTGTCTCCTTCAAATCCTCAAGAGGGTTCACTAGCCACTATTGATTTAGCAAATGCAGATTTAAGTAAGCTAGATTTTGAAGTTGTATATGATTTAGTTTGGTTATATGCGAAAACAGCAAATCCAGAAATTGATGATCCAATTACATGGTTAGACGGTTTTGATGAATTCCCTATCTCAGAGATTATTCCAGAAATTATGGATATGATTCAAAGTACGATGGGTGCAAAAAAAAAATAAAGAAAAGTAATGGAGAGCAAGGGACGTTCAGTGATGAAGAATTAACCACTGATACGTTCCTTGCTCTTTGTTATAAAGCGAAATTAACGCATTGGGATTTGGAAGTCATGACAATTGGAGATTGTTTTGATTATATTGCAGAATTCGCTGAAATGGAGAATCCAGACAAAGAAAAAGTCAGAAAAGCAAACCAAAAAGACTTTGATTCATTCTAAGAAAGGGGTGAAAGAATGGCTGGAGGAAAAATCAAAGGGATTACGATTGAAATTGGTGGGAATACGCAGCCGTTACAAAACGCTTTAAAAGATGTAAATAAACAGAGTGATAGCTTAGCGACCGAACTGAAAGAGGTAGAGCGCCTTTTAAAATTTAATCCTGGTAATGTGGAAGCATTAGCCCAAAAACAACAGTTGCTTACACAACAAATTGAAAACACCACACAAAAGCTCGATAAATTAAAAGAAGCGGAGCAGCAGGTTCAAGCGCAATTCCAAAACGGAAAGATATCGGAAGAACAATATCGTGCGTTTAGACGTGAAATTGAATTTACACAAGGGTCACTTGATGGTTTGAAAAATAAGCTTGGTAATATGGAAGCTGAACAAGAAAATGTGGCAAGTTCAACAAGACAATTAGAAACGTTGTTTAGCGCTACAGGCAAAAGCGTGGATGATTTTGCAGGGGCATTAGGTAATCGTCTTGTAAATGCAATTAAAAGTGGATCGGCTACAAGTCGACAGTTAGAACAAGCAATTGGTCTTATTGGTCGTGAAGCTTTAGGAACTGAAGCTGATATTGAAAAGTTACAACGTACGCTACGATCTGTGGATGCGGGGAATTCAATTCAGCAAGTACGAAATGAACTGAGAGATTTACAACAAGAAGCTGGGAGAACTGAGAAAAAGTTTGAAGGATTAAAAATAGGATTGGAAAATGTCATTGGTGGTATGGCAGCTGGTGGCGGTATTGCTAGTGCAGTCGAAAAAGCAATGGATATGTCAAAATTGAAAACTAAGATTGATATCACTTTTGATGTTCCAGAGTCTTCGAAAAAATCAGTGGAAGAAGCTATTAGGGGTGTTAGTACTTATGGTATTGACGCTGAAGAAGCATTAGAAGGTGTTCGCCGACAATGGGCATTAAATAAGGATGCTTCTGATGAAACAAATGCCGCTGTGGTTAAAGGGGCAGCGACTATTGCAGCATCCTATGCTGGAATTGATTTTAATGAACTTATACAAGAAACCAATGAGATTGGTGCAACGTTAGGTATTACGAACGAGGAAGCATTGGGGTTAGTGAATACATTATTAAAAACAGGATTTCCACCAGAACAATTAGATATTATTGCTGAATATGGCGATCAAATGATTCAAGCTGGATTTTCGGCTAAAGAAGTCCAAGGAATTATGTCAGCAGGAGTAGATACTAAAAGTTGGAATATCGATAACCTATTGGATAAATGATTGTCCCTATGAGTGGTGACATTCATAGAAAACTCCTTTAATTCAGTGGAACTCTCAAAAGAGACAATACTGAGCGAAGCCTTTAACAAAGGAACGTGCAACGACTAGCTGAAAAGCGTAGGGTGTAAGCTGATGACATCCGAAATGGGGAGCATCTTATATAAAAGATGATGATATAGTCTGGTCTGTATAGTGATGTACAGAAGTTCATCAGAGAACTGGCAGGATGTTGCGAATCCTGTTGAACATATCGGGTGTAAAAGAAGGTCGTATTAAAATGGCCGAATTTGGTGCGGGCGTGGATAAATCTATGCAAGAGGTTTTAGATAAAACAAAAATCTCGGCGGATCAGTTTGAAAAATGGGGTCAGGCAATTGCTGGCGGTGGTGAGAATGGACAAAAGGCTATGCTTGAAGCAACTAAGGCTTTAGCAGGTGTTGAAAATGCAACAGACAGAAATGCACTTGGCACGAAGATGTTCGGCACTCTTTGGGAAGACCAAGGAAAGAAAATCATCGACACCATTTTGAAAGCAGAAGGTAAACAAGTCGATTTAAAAAAGGGAGTAGAGGATTTACAGGGTGCTACTTCTAAAATAGATGCATCTCCAGCAGTTAAATTTCAACAAGCAATGCAAGATTTACAAGTTGCGCTTCAGCCTGTTCTTGCAGTTATAGCAGATCTTGTCTCTAAATTCGCTGAATGGATTTCTAATAATCCTGAATTAGCAGCTACTTTGGCAGCTATCGCAGTTGCTATTGGTGTAATTGCAGGAGCATTCATGGCTTTAGCACCAATAGTTGCTGTTATAACAAGTATAGGATGGGCGATGACAGGGTTGGTTGCTATTATTCCGATAATAGTAGCACTTGTTGTCGCTCTAGGTGTTGCCATTTATAAAAATTGGGACGATATCAAACAATGGACCATTGATGCATGGAATGCAATTGGGGAATTCTTAGTAGGCGTATGGGATGGAATTGTACAATGGGCAAGTGAAACCTGGAATAGTATTAGTGAATCTACATCGGAAGTTTGGAATTCGATTAAAGAATACTTAATAGAGTTATGGAATGGGATAGTTGAGTCTTTATCTGAAATATGGAATTCTATTGTTGAAGCTACTACAGAAATATGGAATTCCATTGTGGAGTATTTGACTGGAATATGGGATGGAGTAGTTGAAACATTATCGGAAGTTTGGAATAGTATTAGCGAAACCACTTCCGAAGTGTGGACAGCGATTAGTGAGTTTTTCGTTAATACTTGGAATGGACTAGTTGCCTTTCTAACTCCTATTTTACAAGGAATTGCTGATTTCTTCTCTATGATTTGGAACGGTATTTCCACAGTGATTCAAACTGTATGGAATTTTATTACACAATACTTACAAGCGATTTGGACGGCCATTTTATACTTTGCTACGCCAATATTTGAAAGTATCAAGAATTTCATTTCTGAATGTTGGAATACCATTAGTTCTACTACAAGTCTTGTATGGGAAACAATTAAGAATTTCTTAGTTTCCTGTTGGAATGGGCTTGTAGCGTTTGTTATGCCGATTTTTGAACAAATCAAGTCCTGGATCATTGCTGTGTGGGATACAATCAGTTCAGCAACAACGTCTGTATGGAATGCTGTTAAGAATTTCTTACAATCGTGCTGGAACGGGTTAGTAGCTTTTGTAACGCCAATATTCACCTCAATAAAAGATTGGATTGTGAATACATGGAATACGATTAGTTCCACAACAAGTGTAGTATGGAATACGATTAAAAGCTATCTATCTAGCTTATGGAACGCAATTGTTTCCACAGCGAGTTCTGTATTCAATAGCATCAAAGAAGCCATTTCAACGGTTTGGAACATGATTAGTAGCACAAGTAGTAACGTATGGAATGGTATTAAATCAACCCTCTCAAACATTTGGGAAGGTATCAAGTCAACCGCATCTTCTGTCTGGAATGGATTGAAAGAAGCCATTATGACGCCTGTTCGTTGGGTAACAGATGCGGTTAGTGGGGCATTTGAAGGCATGAAATCAGCAGTATTAGGCGTATGGGATGGTATTAAAAGTGGTATTCGTACAGCTATCAATGGAATTATTCGTATCATAAATAAATTTATAGATGGCTTTAATACACCAGCAGAATTATTAAACAATATACCAGGAGTTAGCGCTCCAACTATTCCGCATGTCCCAATGCTTGCGAAAGGCGGAAAACCTGTAGGAGATGGCTCATTTATTACTGGAGAAAAAGGACCGGAACTGTTTACTAAAAGAGGGAATTCTATCACAGTTACTCCGTTATCTTCAAAAGAAAGATCCCTCGGTATCACTGGAACTATGAATCAACTAATGAGTGATATGAGCCGGATGATGGCTAGTTCAATGAGTCAATTATCAGGGTTAAAGAGTGTTATGAGTGGTGTGTATGGAAATATGTCAAATAGTAGACAAGCTATGGCAGCTGGTGTTGCGAATCCAGTGATTAATTATTCTTCAGGATCATCTGGCGGTGGAGTCATTCCAATGCTTGGTGGAGATTTAGTTATTGAAGTACCTGTTAATTTAGAAGGAAGAGACGTGGCACGCGGTACTTATCGCTATACAACCGAATATCAAGAAAGAGAAGCAAAAAGAAACTCAGACTTTTAGGTTTGGGTTTCTTTTATTTTGTAAAGAAATGGGGTGACAGTATGAGTTCTTTTACATTTAACAACATACGTAAAGATTTTGTTCAAATAGAAAAGGGATGGAAAAGACCAGCGTGGGCGCCGTTAAAACGGAAATTTCTAAGTGTTCCAGGTTATCCAGGTGCAAGATTATTAACGACAGAAACTGAAATGCGAGTTTTACCTGTTCCGGTCGGAATTATTGTTCCTGATGGATCTGACCTAGAAACATTAAAAGAAGAAATAGCAGAGTGGTTAATTACAGAAAAACCTGTTGAATTAGTCTTTGATGTAACACCTGATAGGACATACCTGGCGGTTATTGATGAAGATTTTGATCCTGAGGATTTTGTTACTTTAGGTAAAGGTACTTTGAATTTTGTTTGTCCAATGCCATATAAGTTAGGACCTACTAAAACGGTAGATTTTCAAACAGGTGCGCTTGGGTTAACGGCAAATGTTCAAAACAAAGGAACTGTTCATTCTAATCCTATTATTGAGATTGACATTACGAAACCAAACACTTTTTTAGATGTATGGTTTGAAGATAAATATGCAAAGGAACCGG